AACACACTAACACACACAACACACTAACTCAATGCACCACACAACGCACTAGAGCAACGAACAAAAACACGAACAAATGTACTATATCGAACAAATTATCGAACAAAATATTGAACAAATAAAAACTTTTAAAAATTTTCATTTTTCTATTGCTTTTTACACTCGAAAGGTGTATACTTAAAATGTCAGGAGATATAAGCGACTGACACTCCAATTATTCATATAGCAAAATAAAGATGTGTTACCTATTTATAGGTAGCACCAGAGTATAATATATCTAATATATTTACTAGAGGGATATAACAGTTTGAAAGTGAATTTTGAAGGACTGGGACGTTTATATGTTAGTATTCACATATTTGCTCTGGTGGTGCTTATAAGTAGCACTATCTCATATTATATACAGACAGTATATGAGGTTCGCCTACGGGCTAGAGGAGGATTTTATGGAAAATGAAGAAAAAAGTTTAGTTGTATCTAATAACAACGTATTATCAACAGGATTATTTGGAGAAGAAGAAAAGAAAGTAAAAAAAGCAACATCAATTGATTTACAAGATGAAGAACAAGTAGATATGTTATTAAATGGTATGCAAGAAGTTGACTACAAATTAAATGATTGTACAGGTAAAGTTATTGAATGTACTGGTGCATATTTACAAGAATTTTTATCAGATTCATTTAATGAAGAAACTGGAGAACAAGTAACACGTAAAAAACATACTGTAATGCTATTTGATAAGAATGGTAAATCATATGTTACAGGATCAAATTCATGTTATATGTCATTTGCTGATATAGTAGCTATTAAAGGTATGCCTACTGTAGATAATGTTATTAGATTTGTACCAATTAAAGTAGATGCTAAAGAAAAAGGGCATAGTTATCTAAAATTAAGATTAGCTAAAAAAGGAGAGTAAAATATGTTAAATAAAGATGATTTAAGATTAATATTTGATTATATGAAAAGAACATTACCTGTAGAATTAAGTATTGAAGATGAAAAATTATATAATAAAATTAAATTAATTAATGAAAATTTAGATTTACAAGATGAATATTTAGAAAAAGCTAAAAAAGTTCAAGAAGAGATACAAAAACTTTCATAATTGAAAGTTTTTTTAAAATATTATATAATAATATTGAGGTGATTATATGGAAGAATTAATTAATGTATGTGTAAATAATGGATTAGGTGTTGCATCATTTATAGCATTAATTATATTTATATTTAAATATCAATCAAAAGCAAATGATACTTTGGACAAAATCAATGAAAGTCTAATTAGTTTAAATGAGCGTGTATCTAATTTAGAAAATAATAAAGGAGAAAAATAATATGGATAATGAAATAATAGAAAATAATAATATAGAAGAACCTTTCGGAATTACTGAAGAAGAAATTGAAGAGTTAGAGGAGGAATAATATGTATCCTATAAAAGCAAATAAATTAAGATGCACATCTAAATATGGAAATAGACAATATACATATCAGGGAAAATTAATTAAAGACTTTCATAGAGGTGTGGATTTAGTTGCAGAACCTAACAATAGAAACGAAGAAATATTAGCATTTGAAGACGGAGAAGTTACATCAGTTCAAAAAACAGGTAAACAATATTGTAAAGGATGTTATGTAAGGATAAAACATAGCAATGGTTATTATACTTTATATTATCATTTAAAATCAGGAAGTATTGTAGTAAATAAAGGTGATAAAGTAAAAAAAGGACAGAAGATAGGTATAATAGGAACAACAGGACAGTCAACAGGAGTACATCTACATTTTCAAATAGATAAAGGAAGTAATTTATCTAGTATTAACCCATATGAATATGTATTTAATGATAAAAAATTAGTAAATGAAAATGTAAATAAACAGAAGATTTTACTATTACCATCTACTGCTTTATCATGGAGAGTATATCCATTAAATAAACAACCAATTGTAAAAAATGCGTGTGGAAAATTAAGACCTCACAAATTTGGAGGTTTAAAATATCCAATAGTTAGTATGAAAAGTAAAAATGTTGCTATTATAGATACAAGAGATTTTGGACGTGTACAAATTTATGTAGCACCATCTACAGGTGCTATAATAAAATGATTGCTAATCAACGTTTAGTAGCATCAGATGGCTATGAGGTGTGTTTATTCCCTTTGGAATACATGTATATTACACAGGGTGAGAATGGACAATATTCACATCAAGGTACATTAAATATAGATTTTCAAGGTTATGACTCAAATGGTAGAGTTTTAAGGTGTCCTTATTATGCACCTGTTTCATGTGAATGTGTGGCAGGAGGTGGAGATGATAATTGGAGAGTATTCACCTCATTAGATAAAGTACATCTATCTAATGGTACTTTATCTTATGTTACATGGGTACAAATGCATGATAACACACCACCAAGTGTTGGTTCAAGATATGTACAAGGAGATTTAATAGGACATACAGGAACGGCAGGAAACGTAACAGGAGATCATGTACATTTCAATTTTGCATTAGGAACATATGTGGGTTGGCAACAGGTTACATCGGGGCAGTATCAATTAATAAATTCAATACATATGTATGACGCATGTTATGTTAATAATACTGTTTTAGTACAAGATTATAATTATCCTTGGGTAGAATATACAGGACCTGTACCACCAACACCTAGTGAAGATAATAAAAGACATTTTCCATGGGTATTATATGCTAGAAAATTTAGAACAAGACGTTTATAATATTGAAAATTTATCAAACATATGTTATTATTTTATTAAGGAGGTAGTATTATGGCTAAAATGACGTTAGATGAATTTAAAAGTAAATATAATGAAAGAATTACTGATAATGATGATTTAGTTATTGAATTATTTGAAGATGTATCTGATAGTTTTACTTTCGATGATAGTGAATATTTAGCTAAAATCGAAGAGTTAGAAAATACTATTAGTGCTAAAGATAATGAAATTTTAGATTTAAAAACTAAATACAAAGAACGTTTTTTAACAGGTGCTGAAGATGAACCTATCAAAGAACAATCTGAAGAATTAGAAGAAAAACAAGTCATAGATATAAAGGAAATATAGAAAAGGAGTGATAATATGGCTTTAAATAAAGTATTAAATGTAAAAAATGATGCTGAATTATTATCTTATATTATTAATCAAGACCCTACATTAAGTGCTGAAATTGATTTACCTGTACAAGGTGAATCTATAGCACCTATAGGTAAATTAATTGTTAATAATCAAAGATATAAAAATGCATTTATTAACGCTATCAATTTAATTGGCTTAACAGTAATTGATAGAAATTATTTTGAAGACCCATGGGAATCATTTACAAGTGGGCAATTATTCAATTTTGGTGATTCTGTAAGAGAAATGGCAGTAGATATTGCTGATGTTTATGATTATAATAAATATGTAAATCAACCAGAATTATTTTTAGAAAATGTTGTTCCAAATGTATACGAGTATATACATTATATGAACTATCAAAAATTCTATAAAACTACTACATCAGATGAACAAATGGCAATGGCATTTACATCTGAGGGTGGTTTAATGGGATTAATTGAAGAAATTATATCATCATTATATAAAGCATATCAATATGATAAATATATAGTAAATAAATATATGTTATGTCGTCGTATTTTAGATGGTACTATGCCTGTAGTTTACATAGATGTTAATGGTAAAACTACGCGTGAGATAGTATCAAGTATGAAAGCTGTATCTAATAATATGACTTTCCCTAAACGTTATTATAATCCAACTGGATACTTAACATCTACAAGATATGAAGATCAAATAACAATATTAGATACTGATTTTGAATCTAGTTTAACTACTGAAGTTTTAGCTACTTCTTATTTTAGAAACGATGCTATGTTTAAATCAAATTTAGCAGTAATTGACCACTACTATGAACAAGATACTGATAGATTACTTAAAGTATTAGAAGAACAATATGTACCATTTACAGATGCAGAAATTACACAACTTCAAAATGTATTAGGTAATATCATTGATAGAGAGTGGTTTAGAAATTATACATATAGTTTAGATAATAGTGAAGATACATCTGCTGATGGAACAAGACGTACAGATTTTATGAATCCACAAACTCTTAAAAATAATCACTGGTTACATTACTGGGGCATAAAATCAACATCACCATATAAAAATGGAGTTGTATTATCTAAATTACAACCAAGTGTTACAAGTGTAACTGTTACACCTAGTGCAGCTACAGTATCACAAGGTGCATCTCTTAAATTAGCAGCAAGTGTTGTTACACAAGGTTTTGCTAATAAAGGTGTTATATGGACTATAGAAAGCGCTGATGGAGAAACTGAAGAAAATCCTGTTACAATTAAACAAGATGGTACAGTAAATGTTCCTGTAGATTATGATACTACTGAAACAATTACTATACGTGCTACTAGTGTATATGATAATACTAAATATGCAGATGCAACTATTACAGTAGCATCAATTACAGCCTAATTAAGGGAGGGAAATTTCCCTCCCCTATTTTTATATAGAAAGGTGATATTATGAAGAAAAAATTAGTTAATTCTCAATTAACATCATGGAATACTTATTTAATGTATCGTAAACGTTTATTGATGTTAGCTGAAAATGTATTTAAATTTAAAAAATTACCAGAATTAATTGATTTAGGTTTTTTTAATTCAACTTTATTAAAAAAGGGAAGTATAGCATTTTTTTATGATGATGTATTAGAATCTGTATTAGCACTTCCTTATGAACCATATGGTAAATTAGATATATATGGTAGACCTATCGAAATAATGGCACGTGGATATAATGGACGTTATTATCGTAGACTTAAAAAAGGTGAGTTTATTATCATGTATGATAATACAGCACGTACTAGTATATATTTAGATATATTGCAAATTGCAGAACGTATAGCTATGAATAAAAAAACTATTGATGTTAATATAGTACAACAACGTACACCAAGAGTATGGAAAACTAATCAAGAGATGTCACGTACTATTAAAGATTTATCTAATAATATTGATGGTTTTGAAGAAAATGTTACAACCTTTGATACACTTGATATAGATGAATTACAATGTGTACTAGCTCCTGCGCCGTTTGTAGCTGATAAAGTAAATGATAATTTATCTAAAGAGTGGGCTGAATTCTATCAATTAGTAGGTATAGCACATGTACAGGAAACTAAAAAAGAACGTTTAATAACTGATGAAATGCAAGCATCTATGGGTGGTACAATAGCATCACGTTTTACACGTTTTGAAAGTAGAAAAGATGCCATTGAAAAAATTAATAAAAAATGGAAATTAGATATAGAAGTAGAATATTATGATGGAGAACCATCTACTAAAGAAGAGGAGAGTGATAGTAATGATATATCCAACGATGATGTATCCGTTTTTAATGCCGATACTACCGACTAATTGTGATTTACCTCCTACTTTATATGCTATAATGAATGCTAAAGCTAATTTTGATAGTGAAGAAAAAACTAAAATAAAAGATTTAGCTAGTGTAACCCACACTGATATATTTGATTTTAATTATCCATTATCAAATAAAGTTGATAAAGATGAATTTGAAATACTGATATTAAATAAATTTATAATGCGTCGTATAGGTTTTGATACATTTACTGCTTTTCAAATAGCACTCAATGTAAAATTAAATGAAATAATGCCTATATATAATAAGATGTTTGATATGTTAGATGGTTGGGATTTATTTAATGATGGTGAAATTACTACACGTACATTAAATGAAAATAAACAAAAAGTAGATGTTAATAATGGTAGTATGTCATCTACGGCAAATAGCACAATTAATTCTACTAATTCAAGTACTGATACATCGGATAGAAGATTTTCAAACGTTCCACAAAATGCTATAAACGATGTAAAAAGTGGTGAATATGTAACAGAATATAATTTTGACACTAATACTGGTAGTAGTACAGATTCTACTACTAATGCAACAACTAATTCATCTACTACAACAAATACAAATAATGTAAATGATAATTCTATTGTTACAGAACGAATTGAAAGAACACCTGCAGATAAAATTAATATTTATAAACAATTTTTAGAAAACAAAAATAGTATCTATTCTATGATATTTAAAGATTTAGATTGTCTATTTTATGGTTTAGTATAGGAGGGATAAAATGAATAATAATTTAAATCCAAATTGGAAAAACACTACTAAGATACCATTTTTCAGAAGATGTGTACTTCAAAATTTTCCATTTATAGAAAAAGATTTTGATGCACTTACAGATTATGAATTATTATCTAAGGTAGTCGAATATTTAAATAAAGTAATAGAACAACAAAATATTACATCTGATAACACAAATGAATTATATCGTGTATATGAATTATTAAAAAATTATGTAGAACATTATTTTGAAAACTTAGACGTACAAAATGAAATAAATAATAAATTAGATAATATGGTAAGTGATGGAACACTTACTAATTTAATAAAAAACTATGTAGATCCTATATATCAAGAATATGAAACTGAAATAAATGGTATTGTAAATACTCAAAATAATAGAATTACATCAATTGAAAATCAAGTACAAAGTGTAGCTAGTGGTTCACCTTTAGTTGCATCATCAACAGCAGGTATGACTAATACAAATAGAATATATGTAAATACAACTGATGGAAAATGGTATTATTATGATGGTGATAGCTGGGAAATTGGTGGTACATATCAATCAACTGGTATTAGTGATAATTCAATTACACCATTTATGTTAAATGAAAAAACTAAAGAAATTATAAAAACAAGAATTCCGTTATTAACTATAGTTGAGGGTGAATATGTAAGATTTAATAACACTATAGTAGAATTAGCTAATACCTTTAGAAGTGAACCTTTTCTAATAAATAAAGGTGAAACTATTGTTTTAAAAGCTAAAGGATATTTTACTAATGTAGGTATGATAAGTGAATGTTCACAAGATAAATCAGATATTAATATTGTAAAAAGAAGTATAAGTTCCGATTTAGAGGAATACACTTATACAGCTCCTAATGATACTTATATAATGATTTCATATTTACCTGGTGTATGTGAATATTATATATATGATAATAAAAATTTTGATGAATTTAATAATATAAATTACGATAAAACTACATATAATAGTTTATTAATAAGTGATAATTTAAATTATAGACAGGTTACTCATACATTTGAACCAATTAATGATAAGTTATTCCCTAATGAAACAAATATTATAGTTAATACTGAACCTACACTTGTTAATCGTTGGAATTGGAATGTGTTTAAAAATTTTGATGTTAGCAACTTTAATGATGGAAATAATAAAATAACAGCTGTAATTGATATTAAATGTAGTAGTGATGTAAGGTTATATCTATTAGATAATTCATATATTCCAATAGAAAATACTATTATAAAGGCATCTAATGAATATCAAAGAGTATTATTATCTTCAATAAATCCTTTGGACAATAACATTGTCAGAGTTTTAATAGGCTCACAAGAAGAAAAAGCACAACAAAATGAAATATCTTTACGATTAGTAGGTTTGTTCATAAATCAAGAAGAATCATTAATTTTAAATAATCCATTAACTATTAGTGATTTAAAATACATTTTTCAAAATAAAAATGTTTATAAATATTCATCAATGTCTATTATAGGAGATAGTTATTCTGCTTATGGAGGTTGGATACCTAATGATGGTAGATGGTCATGGTATAAACCAGAAGGAAATACAGGAGAGAATAATGTTAGTGATGTTTCACAAATGTGGTGGTATATACTAGCTAATATGATTAATACATCACTATTATATTTAGATGGCTGGAGTGGTTCTACAATATGTACAACTGGTCAAAATGGTGCTGATGTATCAAATAGTGCTATGGTTAATAGAGTAAATAATTCAATGGGTTCAGCTAGAGTATTACAGCCTAAACCAAATTTAATATTTATTTTCGGTGGTACAAATGATAGTTGGATGAATAGTCCTGTAGGTGAAGTTAAATATAGTAACTGGTCTACAAATGATTTAAAATCAGTATTACCAGCATTTTGTAAAATGGTTGATACAATTAAAAAATATAATCCTGGTGCTAGAATAATTAATATAATAAATACTGATATAAAGCAAAGTATTCAAAGTGGTATGATTGAAGCATGTACACATTATGGTATTGAAAATATAATTCCACAAAATGTATCAAAACAATCAGGACATCCAAATCAAGCTGGAATGATTACTATAGCAAACGAAATATTTAATATATTATAAAAAGACACATAATGTGTCTTTTTTATTTAACTAACAATATTATTTGTTACTGAATAATCACCTAACTTAGCATGATTATGCCATAATGTTACTCCACGTCTAAATATATTATTTATAATTTCCATACTTTCTGCTGGTACATATTTATTACTACTAGGATATCCAATATTTTCACCTGTGCCTATTAAAACATAATTATAATTTGTTCTACCTGTTAAATTAGGTGATTTTATTCTGTTTATTTTATAACCATATTTTTGAAAATAATCATCAACTATTCTCGCATATTCAGCTTTAATAGTAAATTGAGTTGGTAATAATGTTGAATTGGTTGCAAATACAATATCACCTTGATTAGATCCTCCCTTTACAGAATCTGGTATTAACGATGCTTGGTAATCAGCTTTTACTGAATTAAATATACTATTAAATCCACTAATCATTAAACCAGCACCTGGTACTGTTCCTACTCCTGAAGCTATCATAGAACCTCCTAATATCATAGCTCCTATACCAGATCCTATTCCTAAACCTAAATCTACAGAATTAGCTGTTATCCAATTAGTATAAGCATCATTTTTCCATGAACAAGTAGGTAATTTTGCCATATTAGTACTTCTACTAATATGTTTATCACTATAACTAGGTGTTGTTGAATAATTATAATTTAGTGGGTATGCTTTAATTGAACAACCCACTGAAATTATTCCGTCTATACTAAACCCACAATTATTAGATTTAAATAATTCATATTTATATATTTGATTTTCACCAGTCGAATTACTTAACATCAAATAACAAAACGGACTAGTAAACAATTTATTATTTCTAGGTACATAACCATCTAATGAAGTTGGTTTAGATAAATATAAAGTATTTAAATTAATTGTACCATTATATGATGTTATATATCCAATTTGAAAATTTTTTCCACTAGGAGTTATATATGTTACATTATTTAATAATTTTTGAGGTACCATAAACGCTGTAACTATAATATCAGATGTGATTTCTGATTGTATATCATTTATAAATTTAGTACAATCATCACTAGATGGAAATGTAATATAATATAATGCTGAATAAACACCTCCATACATATGATAACCTCCTGTAACAGCTGGTATATTTTCAATTCCATATGGTGGTTGTGATAATCCTAATACTACTTGACAAGTACCAGTTAAACCCTCCCAATCAATTATTTCTGATGATGTTAAAGGATTTTCAATATGTTCACCTATTTCTAAATTTTCTGGTACTGTGTTTAACCCAATTGTATCGTTATTTACATGTTCTCTAATTACATAGCAATCTTCTTCACTCCAGTAATCATACCAAGTGGAAAATTCATCTATTGTATAATGTATACGTGTTGTTATATTATTTATATATTCTACTTTATTAACAAAACAAAAGAACCATTTATTTGAATAATAAGGATTTTGAAGAGCCATGTAATTACTCTTTAGAGCATCTCCGTATGAAAAAGGTGTATCAATAGAATTTTCACCTACCTTAATAAACGAACAATTACTTGTTTCTGCTATTTTATTTTGTATTACTAAATTTAACATATCTGTTTCTGAATATGTCAAAACATCATTATAATCTTTATCTAATTTTATATTTTTTGCTATAATTACTCTACCTGTACGTAAAGCCATAATATCACTCACTTTCTAATTATAAAATCTATTACTTGTTTAAAATCTGTACCACATAAATCTGTAGAATAAAATATATTATTTTCTTTAAATGTTTGCAATAGATTTATTATACTTTTATTTTTAATTGTAGGATTATATATATCTCTTTGATAATACCTACTTGTTTTTATTATATCACTAAAAACTAAAAATTTCTTTTTAAAATCTTTATTATATGGATATATGAACCAAACACAATCTTTAGTGTCCGTATCCATTAAATAATCACATAAAAATTTAAATGATTTATATTGAAAACCAATACTAAATAATTTTTTATATTCTTTATATGATTTAGGTAAATGAGGTTGTGGGTCTGTTTGCCATGAACCAGTATTTAACATATCAGAGTGTCTACCTATAACAAAACTAGATGATCCTGTAGATTTACAATATTCTACTGCTAACAAAATTTCTATAGGTTTACCATCATCATCTATCTCACCTGTAGGAATCCATGTTGTTTTTATTTCACCTTGTTTCATTTCTCTAATTAATTTATCTATACCCCACTCTTCAAAATAAGGACAAACACGAGAAATTGTATTACCAACAAGCCATAAACGTGTAGTACCTCTTTTTCTATCTACAGTACAGAAAAAATTCATTAATTTAGCGGGTTCGTTAGCTAAATATACACCACGTGATATAATCTCTTCACATATTATATCTGTTACATCTAAATAAGAACCTCCAGCATAATTTTGTTCTGTTGAAAGTGCTACTATATAACCTATCATCTCACCATGTGTCATTTTATTATTTTCATAATTATAATTAGATAAATATACTTTTTGTCTATATACGTCTATATAATTATATTTTCCATCTGTTAATTTTAATACATCTATATCTTTAAAATATTGTATTATTAAACTAGTTTTTATTTCTTCTTTTAATCGTCGAAGTAGTATAAAACGTCTAGTTTTTGATTTAATAATATCTTCAAATACTTTAGTCTTATCTTTATAACTAGCATGATAATTAACACTATCTTCAAGCCATGGTAATATACCTTTTTTATGTTTTACTTGATATGATTTACCATTTGAACGTTCTCCTAGTATCCAGTTTATATTAGCACCTAATTTATCTAATTTATCTATATTATAATGTAATATATCCTTACTCATGCTTAATCTCCTTATACTGATATAGTTCTCCTATTTCACTTTCAATCAATCGTCTTACTCTCTTTATATTAGTCTTACTAGTTTTACCACTCCATAAGTTAGATTTATCTATTCCTAACCTCTTACATACTTTATCTATTTTTATTTTTGAAAATGATTTTATAAATAATAAATCTTCATCTATTTCTAATTTAGCCATATTACACCTCCTTATATATTGCACGTTTAGAAGAATCATCTGATAATAAATTAGCATATTCTAATGCCTTACCTAGTGTATATGTAGTAGGTATCATACATATACCTGATTTATCTGTTACTAAATATTCTTCTCCTAAATAATCTTTTAAATTAAATGGTTGCATATTATCTACATAAAATAATGTATTTTTATTTGTATCTTCATATTTAAATATAAAACCATCTTTAAAATCTGATAATTTTTTTAAACCTACTTTAGCTTTCTTAGGAACACCTGCTACTGTTATATGTATTTTATCTTTATACATATTTGTGTCTTCATCTAACTCACGCTCTTTATATGCATACTTTTTAGAACCCTGCGTAACAAATTCTTGATATGTATATTTATTATATTTTTTACCCTCATGTTCAAATACACCTAACATATGTTGTACACCTTTTTTATCTTTAGGTGAATATCTATTAATATCTATACCTAATAAATCTGATACAAAATTAATTTTTTTAGATACACTTTCATTATACTTTAAAAATATATTTTTGTCATATCCTTGTCTTAATTTAATTGAATCTGTATCACAATAAATTACATACTCATCTAAATCAATTACACGTCGTAGTAAATTATCACGTGCATATGCTGTTACCCACACACCATATGAAAATGATAAAAAAGCTTTTTTATGTTCTTGTTCTAACATATCTAATATTTTTTCATTAGATAACTCTTCTTCACTCCATGTATGAGTTTCACTATTATATATAACATCATCACGTATATTATTGGTAACACACATACCATATATAGAGTTAAACATAGCTTTAATTCTTAAATACACATCTTCATATCCATCTACATTTTTTAATTCTGTTTTTGCTACATATTTATCTAATATAAAATTTATTAATTTTTTAGGTAAATACTTATAAATAGAATAATGACTTTCTAATATTTCATATTCACATGTGTGTGAATCTAAAATAAAATTAAAATCTACATCTGTTAATACAATTTCTAATTCATCTGCATACATTACTCTACCATTATCATACTTACCTCCTTTTATATTTCTACATTTAGACATAGATATAAAAGAATTATAATATTTAGATTTTATATTTTTAAATTTAACTACTAATAAATAAGCAAATTTTTTAATTAAATCTTCACGTCTTTTTACATAACATTTTTTAAATTTAGTAGCTGGAAATTTAAATGTTGTCATTACATATGGATATGCTGACGTCTCATCATAAGAATCTACATTTTTTATAATCTCATCAGTAAATACTCTATTAGAGTGCGTATACCCTCCAGCAAATGATTCTATTAATAAATTGTATATGTGAGGATCTTTATTAATAGATGCTCTTACCTGTGCTTTATATAAATAATCTGTTAATGTTAATTCTTTTAATTCTCTTCTTACCTTTCCAGTAGCAGTAGTAGGTATATTTTTTACAGTTTTATATACTTCTAATTCTTTTTTAATATAATGATATAAAACTAAACAATCATATTCACAGTATCCTAATTCTTTATAAGTTAATGGTGTTTTAGAGTGTCTTACTTTATTATAATCTAAATCTCCAACTTTTTTTTCTATATCTAAATTAAAATTTTTAGTTAAATTCGCTAGTGATGAATTAGACATCATTAAACTACACTTTACTATGAAATTATATTTATCTAATATTGCTGTCATAACTTTGTGTGTTTTTCTTGCCATTACATCAGTAAAATCAAATACAGATTGCATGAATTGAAATTCATATGAAAAATTATGTATAAATAAATATTTAGTTTCTGGAACATTTTCATTTATATAGTATAAAAAATTATCTAGTTCTTCCCATGTTCTACCATAATAAACTGTATCATTAATTCCAAATTGCCATACATACATTGTAGACTTTTTTTCTACAGTATTCTTTTCTTTATCAGATAATGACTCATACTCAAATACTGAAATTTGCTTACCATTTAATACTAAATAACTACTAGTTTCTATATCAAATGTATAAATATTATTATCATAAAATTTTCGTTTACCTTCAATTTTAGGTTCATAATATTTAAATTTATTCCAGTAAATCATATAATCACTACCTTACATATTTGTTATATAAACGTATAGCTTTATTTCTTATATCTTCATCTACAATAGTTGTATACATACTTAATCTATTTAAAAATCTATCTAAACTATCATTATTTTCTTTTGCCTCATCTAATATATCCCATACTTCAGATGCTTTCATACCTGTTGCCATTAAAAATGATGTAAAATCATTATCATAAAACATAGATACATAATCCTCTACATCTTCATCTGTTATATCTTCATCTTCAGCTGCTAAATTTTCTTTAATACCTTGTTTTGCTTTTCTTTTAGTTTCTTCTATACCTTTTTTAGTTGAATATTTACTATCTAAGAATTTTTTAGTTTCTTTTGTAATATCCAATAATTCTATTAAAGATGGTTGTTTTGGAATTACAATTTTTCCTTTTTTAAAATAGTTACCTAACATATTTTTTAATTTAGTAATACCCCATGTAAACTCACCATTTTTATATTTTTTTTCTATTGATTTAATTCTTTGATTAGTTTCTGATACATTTTTTCTTGCTTGTTTTTCAATTTTTTTAGTTGTATCTACTTTAGATGGTAATGTTCTTTTTTTAGTTTTTAATCTTCTTTTATTCATCTTTACTACCTACTTCTACTAATATCATTGTTACACCACCTAGTAAATATGATACTATAAGTCCTATTATATACATCATTTTATACCCTCCAATCTTTTAATTAATTTTATTTTAAATGATATATTACTATCTAATATTTGTTTTCCACACTTTAGACATTGTTTCTTCCATTCTAGTCTTTTTTTTTGCATTATTATATCCACAAAACGGACACTTAAAATAGTTTACATAATTTACACTCATATGACTTCTCCATAATATATTAATATTGGTTTAATACCTATTAATTCATAATGAGGATATTCTTTCTTTCCTCTTAGTTTTAATACTTTATTTAGTTGTTTATTTGTTAAGAATTCATCTCCATATAAATGATTTTTTAGAATCATCTCATAATCAAATTTTGTTTTTGATTGGTTTAATAATTTATTAAATTTATATTTTTTCATACTTATTCTCCTTTTCTTTCTAAAATATTCATAACATTTTCAGCACTGTGTTTATTAACCCAACATCTACTTCCTGCTAAATCTAAATAAGAATTTTCTAATACATAATCTTTAAGTTTCTCTATTATTTTTTTATTTGCTTTTGTTTTTTGCCATCTTTTTTTATCATATTCATGCTTTTTATCTCTATTTTTATCATCATACTTTTTTTGTACTTTTAAATGACTTCCCCTATATTTTTTATAATCACTCATACTTATTCATCTCCTTTGCTTTTAAGATAATCTATTATTTCGTTGATTTTTTTACTTTGTTTTTGTAAATAAATTATAAGATTTTGCATTGCTTTTTGTTGATATTTTGTTTGTTTAATTCCTAATATATCAAGTATATCACTAGCACTTAATATTTCTATTTTTTCAGGTAGTTTCTTTTCTTCTTCTAGGATTTCTACTTCAACTAATATTGGTTTCATATTCTCACCCTCTATAACCTACATTTTTATATGTATAGTCTCCTATTCTATTTGATATTTTGTTTGCTACTTCTTTTATTGTTTTTAAATCTATATCTGATATCATTTCAGTAGCTTTATAATTATTAATATCAGATACTCCTATTATAATTATATTTTCTTCATAACGTTTTAATATGTATGTTATATTCTTTGAAAATAGATTTAATTGTTTTTCAATTTCATCAAATAAATCTTCATCATTTATCATATTATCATCTCCCTACAATTTAATATTACACCTTTCGAGTGTAAAAAGCAATAGGAAAATGAAAATTTTTAAAAGTTTTTATTTGTTCGATAGTTTGTTCGATAATTTGTTCGATATAGTACATTTGTTCGTGTTTTTGTTCGTTGCTCTAGTGCGTTGTGTGGTGCATTGAGTTAGTGTGTTGTGTGTGTTAGTGTGTT